CGTGAGCAACCTCGACGCTTACGAGGTACGCATCGGGTACTACGGTCAGATCGGGTGCACGGCTCCTGGTTACAACTGCCGTATCACACTTGCGTAAGGAGTGAGTCATGGCAAACCGTGATTTTAAGCCTGTAAAAGCGTTAGAGCGCGAAGTCGTCATTCTTGGTGGGCGCATTGCCTTCACGAACGGAACGATGACAGGAGTTTCTGAAGGCATCGGCTTCACATGCTCCAACGTCAGCTCTGGTGTTTTTACGATTACGCTGGATGATAAATACAGCGATCTCTTGTTCACCTACGCTCATGCAATCGGTTCGGGTGGTCCGGAAACGTACATTGAGCTTACGGCGCATGATGTCTCTAGTGCCAAAACATTGTCGTTTGTCATTAACGACCACAGCGACAACGATGTCCGAGGAGACTCAGACGTTGACCAAGAGATTCAGTTTGTTGCTTTTCTGAAGAACAGCAGCGTGAAGTAAAACGGGGGAGGGGTTTCCATGCCGGCGAACACGATTACATGCGCAGATCTTATGACTGCCGTCCGTCGTCGAGCCGACATGGAAAACTCCACCTTTGTCACAGAACCGGAAATACGCAGCTACATCAACGTCGCAATGGCGGAGCTGCACGATATCCTGGTGCAGAAGTTTGAAGATTACTACATCGACTCAAGCACCACCTACACGTTGCCAATCAGCGGCAACAAGGGTACGCTGCCAGACTCATTTTACAAAATGCTTGGCGTGGACTTCGCAGCCGGCGGCAGTACCTACCGCGTTCGTCCTTACAAGTTCCAAGAGCGGAACATGTACGGCAAGGTCGCAACTTTTTCAGGCATTGCAAATAACCTGACGTATCACGTCCAAGGCAACGAGATTCACTTCAAGCCTGCCGATGCCTTGCCCAGCGGCATTATTACCATTCACTTCGTGCCACAGGCTGACCAGTTCGCAACTGACGGAAGCACTGACAGCGAGCAGTTAAGCCTCAACAACCGCGCTATTGCTCCAGGGTACGAGGAATACATTGTCATTGATGCCGCCATTAAGTGCCTGCTTAAGGAAGAGTCAGACGTCTCGGTCCACATGGCACAGCGTGAGAGCGCAAGGCGACGCATTGAAGAGGCAGCCGGCAAGCGTGATGCTGGCGAGCCTTACGCTATTTCAGACGTCACGACGGGCACAGCCATCTCAGACTTTTATTCGAGGTAAGCCATGCCAATCAATTACCTCCGATATCGCAGCGACAACCCCGATATTGAGCAAGTTCAAGACAGCGTCGAGATGACCTTTGACGAGGTCAGCAAGGTGCCGATTCTGAATGGCAACCTGCTCGAAGATATTGATGTCCTGACTGCGCCAAGGCGCTACCCACATGGCTTAGGCCGTCCGTTCAAAGGTTTTATTGTGGTCGATAAAACATCTGATGTGCGAGTCTTTCGCGGTGACCTAGACGTCGACACGTCTGTCTTTATCCCGCTGCAAGGCACTGCGACGGCCACAGTGAAAGTGTGGGTGTTCTGATGCCACTCACTAAAGAAGTAATCAGCTTCCCGTTTGCTGCGGGCCTGGACGAAAAGAGCTCGGACAAAACAACGCCACCAGGCAAGCTAGTCACCGCTGACAACGTACGCATTGAGAAGACCGGGCAGATGATAAAGCGGGAGGCGTACGTCAAACAACCTCGCTCATCGCGTGCAATAAACACATACACGGCAATGGACCCAGACACCGGCCGCTCAGTCATTCCGCACAAGGATGGGCTGCTGATGATTGAGGGTGACCACGCTCATCGTCGCATGGGTGCAAACGATGACACCGCCAACTTCCTGTCAAACTTTCAGCCCATGCATCACTGCACGATGACGCATGAGGCGGTAACGACAGACCGGCGCCAGAAAAAAGGCAATGCCCATCACGTCCGGTCAAACGGCTTCGACTGCTACGTGTATACGCAGTACGCACTTGAAAGTGGCAACACGACCTACACGGTCATTCTTGAAATCTACGATGGTGAGACAAAAGAGCGTCTTGGGTTTGAGACCCTTTTAGCGTTCACTCCAACGCTTGCCTTTGCCTCAAGCGATGCGACGAGCCACTACAAGCATCCTCAGCCGCAACTAGTCGCGTTAGGTGACCTTGTCTTTGTGTTTATTCAAAACGGCGGCACAATTAAGTACACATCGATCAACACTGGCAGCGGGCTGGCAAGTGGCCTTAACCCTGGCGCGCTTGCAACCATCAGCGGCGGGCCCTCGCTGCATGCAGCCACGCCTCTTTTCTCAGTCGACGTTGCGCGCAACTATTACACGGCCAATACCGTGGGCGCGGCTGACGCAATTTGCCTGGCCGGCATCACAGGTGCTGACACCATTCGCGTCGGCTACCTGACAAACAGCAGCGGCACGCTCAGCATGAGCTCGAGCCACAAGGTAGACTTTGATGTCGTAGATAACGGCGGTGTGGACAGGCAGCTAGCGTTTGCGGAGCTTGACGCTAACAATGACGAGGACCCTGTCGCGGCTGGCCTAAGCCTCACCTGCCTCAACGATATCAATGGCGCTAACACTGACAAGGTCGTTGCTATCATGCACACCATCGCAGGCGGTGGCGGTGCTCAAGCGGTCACTACAATTTTTCAGGCCGACTTAGCAGCCAACGAGACGCACAACCTAGCGCCCTCATCGAAAGTACACTTTATGGTGACGTCAGGCGCTGCCTCACCGACCGATGGCGGCGACTTGTACTACTTTACAGAGATTGGGCATGAGGAGACCATTGTCGACGGCGTCTCTGACAGCCTAGCCACACGCTACAGCGACCACTACGTGTATGTTACGAGAATCACGCGAGGCTCTGGCGTTGTCTCGACTTCAATCGCTGCCGCCAACTGTAGCCTTACGTCTCATCCGTTCCGGCACGGTATCACCATCTTTGCAGCGCTGACGCACTACGCCTGCAACCAGTTCATTCAGGGTGACGGTGCGTCGAGCAACATGTTCATCATCGACAACACAAACTTTGCGCCCCATGCGGCTGGGTCTGTCGGCTTTGCGCCGATAAGCTTTGCAGCTGAGGCACACGCCCGAGTAGCGCCGATACACCGCCGGCTGGTTTACGGCATCCAGCGAGTCCAGGAAATTTCTACCGGGGTGTTTGCGTTTGGATGCTCTAAGTTTGTCTCGTTTGCTGAGTTCCTAGATAGCTCTCGGCTGTTTCAAGCAGAAGCCTCATTTGCGACTGCACTCTGCACAATCGACTTCAACGCGACCCGACCCATCCAGCACGTCGAAGCTGGCAAGGTCACGCTGATGACAGGCGGGTTTCTTCAGTCGTACGACGGGCGCACCATCGTCGAGTCCGGCTTTATGACGGCGCCGAAGATTGTCGCCTCTAGTAGCCCGACTGGGGGCAATCTGGCAAACGCCGCTTACAAATACTGTGCAATCTGGGAGTGGGTTGATGCGACTGGCAACGTGCATCGTTCAGCGCCATCGAACATCGAGACCATAACGCCCAGCGCCAGCGACCGCGTGGAGATCGAGGTGCTTGAGCTACCGGCGACACTCAAGACAACGACGCAGTTCTCGACGCCCACGCATGATGTGAGGTGTGTTTTGTATCGGACGGTTGCCACTGGGTCGACTTTCTTTAGATACATGGACGCGCCATCGGTCCACAGTAACCTTACGATTCAATTCAATGACACGGGTTTGCTGTACAGCATTGACGCACTGCTGGAAGACAACGAGCAACTCTACACGACGAGTGAGCTGTCGAACGGATTTATTGGCAGTTGCACAGATATCGCGCGGCACAAAGGCCGCGTCTTTGTCACTACGACAGAGAACATCGTCAACTGCTCGAAGCCGCTGTTTGAGGGTGACGCGCCTGCATTCGTGACCGACTCGTTGCCGTACAACATCATCATCGATGGCGAATCAAACCCCATCACCTGCATCGAGTCGAACCTTGAGCATCTGCTAATCTTCACCGATGAGAATGGCTACATACTAAGCGGCGACGGCCCGGATGCTTTTGGAGCAGGCAGCTTTCTCAAGCCGCGCAGGTTTGCGCCTGGCATCGGCGTACTAGCAAGTTCACCTCACGCGGTTGCTCGAGATGGCGCGTACTTGGTTACCACGCGCGGGCTGTATCTGATTGGGCCAAAGCTCAGCATTGAGTACATCGGTGCATCGGTCGAAGATCAAGTGAGCGCTGCCAACGGTGTGCTGTCGATTGACGTTCTCGATGGCAGCAACGAAATCCTCGTCATGCTCGACAACGCCGACAAGACAGGCGGCGGCACCGACACAGTCCTGCGGTACAATTATGCCTTTAGACAGTGGACGGCGGACAAGGTGGCTTTTGGCGGTACGTTCACGCAGGTCGATGGCTGTGTTCTCAGCGGTGAGTTTTACCGCCTAACGGCTGAGGGCACACTGCACAAGCAGACCCTTGGCAGCACAACGTTTCAAGACACAAGCCACGGGCTAACCGGCAACCAGACTTACAACGTTGTTCTTAAGACTGGCTTTATACCACGGGCTGGCTTGCAGCAGTCTCAACGCATGTACCGCTGGATGCTGCTCGGCGATTACCTCAGTGACTTCACGCTTACGGTCAAGACCTTCACAGACTACAGCAGCAGCGCAGACACGACGTTTACCAAGTCCGTCACAAGTAGCTTCGACAACCCGATGCAGTTCCGTGGTCACATCGACAAGCAGAAGTCACAGGCGATTGCTGTCGAGATCACAGCAGCAGGTACAGGCTCATGCGCCAAGCTCGACAGTTTAGCGCTTGAGGTAGGCCGACGACCTGCGAAGACTTCGATCAAACTACCCGCAACGGAGACGCTCTGATGAAAAGAACCATAGGCACGGCGCGACCGGTGGGTCCGGCTGGTTACGGTGCAGCAGCCCAAGCAATTATGGATGACGTGCAGCGTCGGACACCTGGCGCTTTTATGGGCAATGAGCGCGCGCAAGAAGCGCTGGCCGTAGGTGCGGCGCGCGGCGTGGGAGCTCGAGAAAGCGCGATGGACACCCAGCAGATGGCTGCAGCGACTCGCGCCATACAGAACCTTTCAAGGAGCGAGGCAAACCTAAACCTACAGCGCACTCGTCTGGAAAATGCAAAAGCAGCTGCTGGCGGCTTGGCTCCTACGGTTTCACGAGTAGCCGGTGCGATTGCGCCGGCTTTGGCACTAGGCACTCAAATCGCTGAAAGTAGAAACACACCAGCGGCCAGAGCCTTGCGGGCGGCTCAATCAGCGCAGCCTGACAGCTCACTGCCCATGATGGAAGACATAAGTCCTGAGGATCTTGAAGCGCTGCAAGCAATGTCGCAGCCCATGCAGGCTGATGAAACCAGAAACGTGGTCGACCAGATCACCTCAGAAGTCGATAGGGTTGAGGGGTACTTAGATACGCTTCGCGAGTTGAAAGACGCAGCGGTGATGCCTCAATCGGTTGCACTCGATGAATTGTACGAGGATCGGCGGCGCGAACAACGACGTCAGCTTCTTGAGAGTGAAGCAGTGCGAGCTCTGCGTCGCGACCTAGCAGATATGCCAGTGAACCCATACCTGGAGGGCATGTGATGGCGCTGTACGAACGAGCGGACGAGGTAACATCACAGGATTTGAGCGACTACGCCGCAAGTGCTGACGGGGTTACCTACAGCGAGGAGCAACTTCGGCAACTCAGCCCAGAAGTAAGACAGGCCTACATCGACAAAGTCGCAGAGTTTGCGGGTCGACGCGCCGCAGGTCTCGAAGGCGACAGGGCTTTAGCGTTTGCTCAAGATTTGCAAGCCAGGGCAGAGGGCACTGCGGGCCCTTCCATGGCAGAGCAGCAGCTAAGGCAGCAGATTGGAACTGCTGCACGGGGTCAGATTGGCGCGGCTCAACGTGTGGGTGGCAGGTTTGCCGCTGGCGCAGCGAGAGCCGGTGCAATGTCTGCTGACCGCATCGAGGCGGCTGGCGACACTGCTGCAACCGCCTTACGCCAGCAGGAGCAGCAGCAGGCACAGCAGCAGCTCGATATGTTTCTGCTTGCGCAGGAGCAGCAAGGTCAGCAGATGGCTTTGGCTAGAGAGCAAATGGATTTCCAACGCCAGCAAGCAGAGGACGCAGGAAACAGGCAACTGTTCAGCGGTATCCTAAGCGGCATAGGCGCGCTCACGGGTTTTTTTGGAACTGGCATGAACCCGGCTGGCGCAGTCGCTGGCGCTCAGGTTGGCGCGTCATTCTCTGATAAGCGCATGAAAACCAATATTGACCGCAAGGCTGGCATGGAGGGCGCGTATCGGTTCCTCGAATCTCTTGAAGGCGCCAAGTACGATCTGCCGGCGAACCGCGAGCGTGGCAGCTTTGGCGTGATGGCTCAGTCTGCTGAGCGCACCCCTATGGGTCGCAGCTTTGTGGAGAGGACGCCAGAGGGCGTACGCACACTGAACGCAGGCAAAGGCTTCAACGCTTTACTGCTAGCACAGAAGAGCCTGCACGAACGACTGAAACGACTGGAAGGGGGTGAGTGATGGCTGACTCTTTTGATATGACGCAAAACCTTGAGCCGCAATTCGACCCACGAAGCGAAGAAGATAAACGGCGCAACCCAATGCCGCCCGGCGTGCAGTATCGCTACCGCATGGACCGCAATCCAGTCGAAGAGCTTAGCAAAGAAGGGATTGAGCAGACCGGTGACGAAACCTCTGGCGACGGCTTGCCACCTACGCAAGCTGAGAGCGATCTGATGGCACGTATACGCGCCCTGCCACAGTCGGGACGCGGTGCGGCCTTACGTGACTTCGAAGCTAGTCAACAAGAAATGCGCAATTTGCTGCTGGCGCAGGATGCTCGAATCGCAGCCGGAGAGCAGAGGGTTGCTGATGAGTATGCCCGCTCGATGGACACCTACAACAAGCAGCGAGAAGCCCTGGCGTTGCAGCAGCGCAATAATGCAGCAGCGCGGCAAGAGGCTATGCGCGACATTCAAGCGGTTGAGAAGGATATCTCTGACTTTAAAATCGACCCGAACCGCGCGTTCCCGTCTTTGGCTGGTCAGATTTTGGCAGCGGTTAGCGTGGCAGTAGGGGCTTTTGCACAAGCGTCTTCGGGTGGCCGCATACCAAACACCGCGCTGAACATTATTATGTCGGCAATCAATCGCGACATCGATGCACAGAAGCAAGAGTTCCAAACAAAAAAGACGGTGCTCGCAAATCGTAACAACCTCTTTGCGCAGCTAGTCAACACGCACAACAACGAAGAGAAGGCTAGCCAGTTAGCGATGAACGGCGCGCTTCATTTTGCCAACATGCGCATCCAGCAGATCAGCAACACGCTGGCCGGTCAAAAGTCTAAGCAAATGATTCAGCGCCTTCTTGCCCAGGTAAATCAAGAGGGCGTGAAGTTGAAGCTGCAAAACATTGAGCGTCAGCAAAGGGATAAGGCCACCGCGCTGAGTCTCGAGCTCCAGGCCACAAAGGGCCAGGGGCAGGCTCGTTCGCAGTTGGGTCGGCAAAAAGAGCTTTTAGAAGGGGCTGTAAAGCAGGCCCAAAAGCTAAAGCGTGAAAGCGCTAAGCTTGATGAAGCAGACAAGAAGCGCACTTTGCCTACTGCGCGTCGAGCGCTGTTTGAGGCTGTAAACCCGATGTCCAGCCTTGCAGGGGGAGCGATTGCAACAGAGGGTGACGTAATTCTTAATACCGGCAACGTTATTCTGGCCCAGAATGTCATGAAGGCGTTTCAGGGAGGCAACCCTTCAAACCGCGACGCTCGAACATTTGTGCAGATTGTGCCGGCGCTTGGCCTTGAGCACCCGAGGCGCGTCATTGGCTACAATGCAATTATCAAGTTTCTACAAGACGAGACAGACAACGGTAAGCGTGCAATTGCTCCTGACCGATTATTTGAAGCCGCAAAAGACGGCAAGTTTGGTGAATTTGACCCTGCAAAAATTGATTTAGTAACACCGGAAGTGCTTCAGCAATTCAAGAAACAGGCAAACTTTCAAACCGTTGAAGACGTGGCGAGATAGCCATGGAGTTGTACAACCGCGATACCGAAGAGCTAGTAGATGTGCCTGACGACCAGGTTGAGCAAGCGCTGCTATCTGGCACCTACGGACTTGGCCGCACAAAAAGAGTCAACGTACAACTGCACACAGGAGAGTATGGCGTCGTAGACGCAAGCTCTGTTTTTGACGTGCTACGCGCAGGCGGTCGATACGACACCAAAGCAGCTCGGGCTGAGAGACAAGATCAAAAGCAATACGGCGACAAGGCAGCCCAGGCGTTACTGCTCGGCGCTGCCCGTGGTATAACGTTTGGTCTCTCCGACGTTGCCTTATCTCAAGGTCTGTACAGCCAAGAAGAGCTCGAGAAAATTCAGGAGTACAACAGCACCGCGTCAACGGTGGGTGAGATTGGCAGCTTGCTGATTCCCGGCCTCGGAGCGGTGCGACTCCTGGAAAAAGGTGGTAGGGCTGCACAGGTCGCCGCAAAAGGCGCTAAGCTTTTACCAACTGTCGGCGCAGCGCGCGCTGGTGGTGCAGTAGGCCGCAGCACGCTCCAGGCATTAGAGAAGACTGCTCGAATATCTGACCGTGGCAAGCAGGCGATTGCCATGGGCGCAGGGGTGGCTACTGAGGCAACCATTGGCGCGAGTATCTTCGCAGCCTCTGAGGCCGCCCTAGGTCGGTCGGAGGAGCTTGTTGAAGAGTTGCAGACCATTGGCTTGAGTGCCGGCGTCGGGGGGCTTCTCGGCGTCGGCTTTGGTGCAATTAAGGCGGCGCCCAAGGGCCTGGCTGACGCCATGACTGGCGGACGTGTGACCAAGTACGCAGAGGAGGGTCTGGCAAAAGTCGACTCGGTGCGTCTGGGTATCGACGTGAAGAGCGCCAAGGAACTGCAAAAGCCGGACGTCGCGGACTTTGTAGTTCTGCCAGGAGCGCGCAAGGAGCAGCGCAAGAGCCTTACAAATCACAGCATGGGCGTCATAGACGCCACCACAAAAGCATTTGCGGCTCTCGGCAGACACGCGGCTGGGCGCGCTAAAGACCTAAGGGTTGATGAGCTGGCCAAGCCGGGCTTTGATGCGCTTGCCGACGGTAAGCAGTTAATCGATGACATTGCAGCAAACGCTGATGCGCTGACTAACGCGGGAGTTTTGCTGGAGTACCAAAAGCCCATCATTGCAAAGATAAGCGCCAAGGCGAAAGCTGCGTCTGCGCGTGTCGATACTCGTACGCGACGCATGATGAGAGACGCGGCCTCACAGCCTGGCATCAACGCCTACGTATTCAAGCAGATTGATGACCTCAAAGGTTTTGTTGGAGAGAATCTCGACAAGCATTTTACGGCAGACTTCCTAGACCTTACGCCTCAGCAGCAGTCTACGCTTGAGAATGCCGGTGGCTTCTATACGCAAATGCGTGAGTTTTTGGAGGATGCAGACCGATTTGGTGAACCACTGGCAACGCTCCAACGGGAAGTAAACCAGCCATTCTCTGCTGCAATCAGGGCTAAGAACACCGGGCTAGTGCCTGCCTTCTACGTAAGAGCAGGAAAGGGCGCGTATGAGCTACGTGACACGAAGGTCAACGCTTACTTAAATAAGCTCGGCGACCAAGCGCGTTTCGATAACATCGCGGAGCATGGCAGGGTCAAGCAGGTTGATGAGTACTTCAGCGCTTTGACGTCATTTCGTAACGCCGTGCAAAAGCATTACGGTGACGTGCCTGAGGGTGTGGATGAAGCGCTTGACCTCATACAGCCGTTCAAAAAAGCTCAAGAAGATTTTGCTACAAAGCAGATTCTGCATGAGCAGTTTAGCGACATTCTCACAAACCAAAACAAAGCTGTCTCAGCCCTTTCTCTTGGCCTAGGTATTGCGGGCAAGATTCCAGTGCCTGTTGTGCGGGGTGTTGCTCGAGGCATGGAGGCAGCCATCAGCCCAGCGGCACGGCTGCGACGACGCCAGGAATTGTTGGCTGCAAAGGCCAAGGCTCAGGCAAAGCTTGATAATTCAGTCCAGCGCTCCATCAGGGCCCTCACTGACCCAGCGCCTAAGCCGTTTGGGCGTGAAATTCTACGCGAGGATTTCCGCCGACGACTGCGGGCTATGATGGCTGTAGGTGGCGTTCAAGCGTTTGACGAGCCTGCCGATGACCGAGAGCTCACAGCACAGGCCGTTGAGGCAGTGCAAACGTTGGCGCAACCGGAGCGCCTTGCTGGCCTTGTCGAGCGTGAGACACGAACGTTTGCTAAAGAGCCAGAGCTTCAGCAGGCAGCTGCGCAACGTGTGTCGTCGACGATGGCGTACCTCGGGGCCCTGACGCAGAACGTAACTTTTCAGACCGACCCTCTCACAGGTGACCGGCAGGTCCTAGCTTCTGACGTAGAGCTCGCAAAAATCGCGCGTCAGTTTGAGGCGCTTGGGAGTCCGTTGGAGGCACTCGAGCAGGGCGTAGCTACGGGAACGCTTACAAATGAGACAGTGCAGACTGTGCGCACAATGTTCCCTATCGTGTTTTCCAAGTTTGCAACTGAGCTTCAGTCTGGACTTATTGACGCCAAGACCACGATTAGCCACCAGCAGCGTCTGATGCTGTCGATGATTATGGGCGTGCCTATGACCCCATACATGCAGCCTGCGTTTGTTGCAGTGATGCAGGCAGTCCATGGGCGTTTGCCCCCTGAGACACCGCAGCCACGAGGTTACACCGGTGCTCTCGCAAAGCAGCCAGAACGAGAATTACTACCGTTGCAGCGTGGCCTACAGGCCTGATGTGATGGCCATGTCCACTTGAGATGAAGATATGTCTCGGCGAAAGCCCTAGGAGGATTTGATGAGAACGCTGGTTTTTACGGCTACACATTCGGCGACAACTGAACTGACTGCCATGACGCTTGATGTGCAAGAGCACTCAACCGTAACCATTCGCTGCCTAAGCGACCGGGGCGGTACCCTTAAAACAAAGTACACATTTGACAGCGGCAAGGTCGCAGACGACCAGTCTCTGACAGTCGGAGCGGCAACGCTTTCGAGCGGGGTTTACACGAACCTAACAACGGCCGTGTTTGATTACAAAGTTGGCAAGCTGCTGATTACGTTTACGCCTGCTGACGGCACCTCTGGCTTCACCGAAATCGAAGTCACGACAGCAAGGAAGTAGCCATGAGTAACACAAAAATCTTTGGAGCCAACAAGGGAATTTCTACGCAGCAGGTTGTTTCGGACAATACTGACGCATCCGTCCTCATCGAGGGATCCGACGGTCTCGACTATTTAGAGATTGATACCGACAACTCGAACCCAAAAGTTATCCTAGCAGCTGGTGGCGCTAAGGTCGGCATCGGCACAACAGATCCCGGTGAATTGCTTGAGTTGAGCGATGGTACTCGTAAGCTACAATTCGACATTGGCACGTCTGACACAGCCACAGAAATTGCAGCGGTTGAAAATGATTTAAAGTTTGCTACGCGGACCGGCTTCAAGACCATACTTTTTGGTGGAACCGGCGGCGAATACCTGAGGATGAACCATCAAGGAAAACTGTCCACGAATGAGACGACTGCATTATGCGACGAACACGGTCTTCATTTAAAAATTGCTGACAGTGGTCTCGCGAACCCACACGCCAATGCTGACGATTTCGTAATCGAGGGCAGCGGTGAAACGGGGATGACTTTTTCCAGCCCGTCAAACACCCACATACGATTTCAAAAAGACGGCAACAGTAACAACCATGGGATTACGTTTGACGTAGGAACCAGTTCGATTCGAACGTTTACGGGCGGGACGGCTCGACTTTACATCGACGATGCAGGACGCACAAAATTCCTCTACGCGGGTGTTCAGTTTTTTGCAGGGCAAGGTGCCGACGATGCAAACACTGAGCCACTGTATCTAGCGGACTCAGGCGCAACGTTAATTATCGATGCACGAAAAGGTAATTTCGGTGATGTTACCTTAACTGCGGATGTGACTGCGATAAAATTTATTTACGCGCCGAGCGACGGCAGCGTGTTCACCTTGAGAGCAAAAATTACACAGCACGCAAGCAGCGCCAAAACAATCAGCTATGCTGATTCGGCAGTGTCGGTCCACTCCGGTAGCGCCAGTTCGTCGGCCGTAACGGGCGAGATTAAATTTCCAGGTGGAACCCACCACACAATGACAACAGCAACCGGTGCTGTTGATATTGTTGAATTCACAATCTTTGCGAGAGGCTCGACGTTTAACGTCTTTGCAACGGTTGTTGGACAAAACTACAGCTAGGATTTTCAAATGGCTACGAGAAAAATTATTCACAGAGTTCAGCTTACGATTACAAAATCAATTTCGGACGGTGCGATAACGGCGTCATGCCAAGCAATCGCAACCCTGCCAGAAGTAGACAATGCAAGAGTCGGCGTAAGTCTACCGCTAGAGGGTGATGGCGTAACAGCTTTGATCAACGATGCTGTTGATGCGCTCAAAGTCAAAATGAGCGAAGGCGGCCACACGGTCGAAGACGCGCAGGCGAGCGAGGGCTGACGTGGAAGAGGGCGGTGCAGCTGCCGGATTGATCGGCGTTTTGTTAGTTGCGATGCGTGTAATTGAGCGCAGCTTTGACAAAAGAAACGGCAGCAACGGCACCGCTAAGCTCGACACACGCATGGCTCTGGCTGAGCAACAGATGACAGAACTCCGTGACACCGTGCTCGAGCTCAAGGACAAAGTGCTTGAGAATTTGCGTCTCACTTATGAGCTAAAAAACGAACTGCGCATCCACCAAGAAGTCGAGAAAGTAAGGCGCGAGGCTAACGGCGCCAATGACCCATCAAGGAGGGACTGATGCGACCGGGATTAAAATCGACAGAGTTTTGGCTTAATACGGCGGCCATGGTCATAGGTGCAGTCTTGGCAGCGGTTGGTGAAGAGAATAGCTGGACGCAGATTCTTGGTGGCGTGATGGCAGTGGTCGCACCAGCGGCCTACACGGCTGGCCGGGCAACCGTCAAAGGTCGCGAGGCTATCGGCGCCGCACACGTGGAGGCCGCTCGTGAAGTCGCAAAAAAAAAGTCGGAGCAGTCCTAGATGAAGTCGAGCAGTTGGCAGAAGCGTCAGGCCTCCTGCAACTGCATGCAGGTCTTGAAGATGGCAGGGCAAACCTTGGCCTTGATTTGCAGCACCGAGTTTCTCGTCATGTCTCTCTTTTTGCCGATGCTGACGTTGATACTAATTTGCGGTGGTCTGCGCTCGGCGGCTTACGGGTAAAATGGTGATGAACAGCGGCAAGTGGTTCAAAGCTGATGAGTTTAAGTGTAACTGCGGGAAGTGCGGCCTAAACACTGTGCACCCGGAACTCATCAAAATTCTCGACAGAGCTCGAGACCACTTGGGTACGCCGCTACGCATCAACTCAGGCGTTCGATGCGGGCCGCAACATACCGACTACAATGGCCAGATTGGTGGCGCAAAGAACTCGATGCACCTGCCACAGGGCGATGACCTTATCGGCTTCGGTGTGGACATTACTTACTCGCAGTCAGCCAAGCGCTCGCCTCTAAACATGACGCGCCTCTGGATGGCTCTTGAGGACGCTGGGCGCCCGATTAAGCTAGGCCTTGGATTGTACCCTAGCTGGATACATGTCGACGTCAGGGGGCTGCTAGGGCGTGGTGAGGCGCGTTGGCAAGACAAATACTTTCCATGGCCGAGGTGACCCATGCCAAAGAAGCGAGATCCCAAGTTAGTGCGCGCAGGCGTCAGTGGCTACAACAAGCCTAAGCGTACGCCTGGCGCAAAGAAGAAGTTCGTGGTCGTTGCGAAGGTGGGCAACAAAACAAAAACCATCCGCTACGGCGACCCGAAGATGACCATTAAGAAAAGCAAACCCGGCAGGCGTAAATCGTTTCGCGCAAGACATCGGTGCGACTCAAGCCCGCCCTCGAAGCTTACGGCCAGGTACTGGTCGTGCAAGAACTGGTGACACCATGGCAGTGAAGAAAAAGAAAACAGGTGGCGGCGTCGCTGCTCAATTAAGAGCGAAGGCGTCAAAGAGCGGCCATAGCCTCTCAACGCTCAAAAAGGTCTACAAGCGCGGTCAAGCTGCCTACCTCAGCAGCGGCAGCCGCAACGTGCCGATGGCAGCGTGGGCGATGGGCAGAGTCAATTCGTACATACGTGGGTCAAAGAAGCACGATACAGACCTAAGGAGAGGCGGCGGTGGCAAGAAAAAAAAGAAAGCGTAAGCAGGCGTACAAGCACGGCGTGCCCGCCAAGTACACGGCCGGCGCAAAGAATCCACGCACAAAAGCCGCTGAGATAAAGCGCACTGCGGCGGCATATAAACGCGGTGAGAAAATAGACATAAAAGCCGTGGAGCGGTCCCGCATGGCGCAGGGCCGACGCAAACGGCGCAAGTAGCAACAACACAATAGGAATATACAATGAGCTTTCTAGTGGCGAACCTGCCGCTCGAGCCTGTCTGGGTTCGAAAAGAATTTCTGTACAACTTCAAGCGCGGTCAAGGCGAGTTGATGCGTGGCTATTGGGTCAGCGTCAAAGCCCAAAAGCACCGAGCTCTACTCTTTGAGACATTACTCGATAACGGCGCGCTGTACGATAAATTGCCTATCGAGGCGTTTGTGCATGACCAGCACGCCAAGCCAAAGTTTAAGCAGGCTGATTTGGCGCTTTGGGACATCGACACATGGCACATCACAACGATTGTAAAAGATGCGCTACGGCACCTCGATGCAAAGGTTGCAATAAACAACGACCTTATTGATGCCACTTACGTCTGCACTGTAGACCAAGCTGACTGCGACGGTCACCTAATGCCGACGTGTGCAAGCATCCCGCGAGAGCACAAGAGCCAGAACATCCTGCGACTAGAAGACGGCAGTGGTCAGTACTGCTCTATGCCAAACAATCGTGTCCTGTGGACTGACCAGAGCCTAACGAAGCTTGAGGACAAGCCAGACTTTGAAGCGTGCGAGGAGATTTATTTCTCGAACACGGCAAAGAATTACCGGGATGAGAACGCCTGGTACTATCAGGGCACATGATGGCAACGCTTGCGCTAGGCCTCTACTTCATCTGCGGCGGATACGTTTGTGTGATTGTGTGAGCAGCGACACCCTAAGTTTAAAATGGGTGGGGCTCCAAATGCACTCTCAGTCATCTGTGTGACCTGCGGGTGCCGCTGCTATGTATTCAAGCTCTTGTAATTTGGCGATTGCCTCAGCCGCCCCGTACGCAATCATGCAGATGTAGCCGTTGAGCTCGAGAGTCTCCAACCACTGTTTCTGCTCCGGACTCACACGACTGGCTGACTTCTTGGCCCGCTTCATCTCAATCACCAGACCCTTGCAGTTCGGGAACTTTGGCGGCGTTTGAAATAGGATGAGGTCGGGAAAGCCAGCACTTAGGCCTAGCATCTTGAGGTTCCAGCCGTTGACCTTGTTGCGGTTGCCTTCGTTGGGTACGTGGATGAATGGGATTTTGTGCTCTCGTAAAACCTTCACGACTGCACGCTGCTCCTGGTTCTCAGTGGGCAGAGCGCTCTTGGGCTTACGCTTACGCTTCTTCGTTGCTGGCACCACGGGCGCAGACGTGCTGACTCGGCTTGCCGTTTGGAAGCGCTTGAGAGCATCTCTGATTTCATCCTCGCGAGGCATAGGTCATCATACCGCGATTGGTGCGGCAACAATACCGCAGTACACACGTGAGCCTGCCTTCATCGACTCCTGAAAGACAGACGCAAACGCGTCGTGGTTGTGACCCAAGTACATAACGCACATGTCGTGCATTGGGTTATGCGCTGGCCGGTGCGTGTTGGACGAGATAAGCGCTAGGCGTGGCTCACTGTACCACACGCTTGCCTCCCAGCGGGCTCGCTGCCACCAGACCTCTGAGGTATCTGCTGGGCAAACGACGATGGCCTCAGTCACGTTGCCGACGTTCATCTCATCAAGCAGTTTGTCCATGAACTGGTCCCACTTCGCAGAGGGGGCGTGCAGCAGCACACGACCGAACCACGGCAGGCTGAGGCCATCCTCACG